GACCTAACTATGTACAATACGAAATGGAAGACGGTGGTGTAAAAAGAGCATGGTTAGATGATATCGTTCCAACTGAGGATACGGTAAATGAAGAATTGATTAATGAAAATGTTGACCAAAAGAAATTAGTATTACAAAAGAATAGTGATAAACTAGTTTCATTTAAAAGTTTTGATGAAGAAATCAACGCAGCTTCTAATCAACAAGATGTAAATGTTGATGACGAAGATAAAGCGAGAGAAGATAATGAGAAGAAAGATAAACAAAAGAATAAAGTAAAAACACCTGGACAACCAGATACATTTGATAGTTATACTGATACTCATATTAGTAATGACCAGAAAAGTAACACTAGAAAGTTTAGTCAAGTTACACCAGGACAAGAAAGAGATTATGAAAAACTTGTGGCAAACAGAATGTTCACTAAGTTTGAAGGTGTTGATAGAGTTGCACAGGATCCAGATATTAAAAAGAAAGATGGTACACAACCTAAGAAATACTATTCTGGTTTAAAGAAGTCAACTAAATCTGCTAGAGACGCACACTTTAAAAAAGGTGCAAAAATGGATGACGATAATCCATCAGCATATAAACCGGCACCTGGTGATAGTAAAGGTAAAACTAAACCTAGCACACATACACAAAAATTTAAAAAGATGTTTGGTGAAGTTGATGAAGAAGTATTATCTGCTAATGATATTAGAGATTGGTCATTATTGCCAGAAACTATTGATATGTTTAAAGACAAATATCAAACTGACTGGAAAATTGAACTAGACAATACAATTGCTGAAATGATGAAAGACATTGAGATAGATGAAACTGCTACAGCAGCGATTAAGAATAAAGCAGATAAATCTGGTATGCCGGCAGGTATATTAAGAAAAGTATATAATCGTGGAGTTGCTGCCTGGAGAACAGGACATAGACCAGGAACTACACCACAACAATGGGGTCTTGCAAGAGTTAATTCATTTGTTACTAAATCAAGTGGCACATGGGGTAAAGCAGACGCTGACTTGGCGAAACAAGTTAGAGGAAGTTAATGACAATGACATTTGTATTTAAACACCCTAGTAAATATAAAAAGACAAAGGAAGAAACAATGGTAAAATCATTTAAAGAAGTAGAAGAAATTGACGCTATTTGTGAACAACAATACCAAGATTTACCTTTAGAAGAAGCAGAATATCAAGGTAAGAAAGTTACACTTAACGACCCAATTCGTGGTGGTTCAAAGAAATTTTATGTATATGTGAAGAACAAGAAAGGTAATGTTGTCAAAGTTTCATTTGGTGACACAACTGGTTTAAGTATTAAGCGTGACGATCCTGCTAGGCGTAAATCTTTTAGAGCAAGACATAACTGTGACCAAAAGAAAGATAAAACAACGGCAGGTTACTGGTCATGTTATCAATGGCGTGCAGGCGCTAAGGTTAATAATTAGTATAAATAGTAAAGTTATGACAAGATACACAAAAACAATGGCGGAAGCCTACAGAGAAGTCAACGAGGATCCAGTTGCGAAAGCACAGGATAAACTAGACGCAACAAAGAAAATTGCTGCCTTAAAAAAACAAATTGACCAAATAAAACAAGACCAAAAAGCAGACGCTGCTAGAGACGCAGCTGCACCTAAACCGGCAGCAGAAGCAGTTGATAGTGACGATACTGGTGGTGAAGCAGAAACAGATATGATAATGAACCAAGTGAAACAAATGCGACACTTCTTAGACGGTATTGAAAAAATGGTAGGTGCAGACGGCGATGTTGAAGAATGGGTACAAAACAAAATTACTAAAGCAACTGATTATCTAAAAACTGCTTACTCATACAAAACAGGTGAGACAAACGAAGAAATCGCACCTGCTATAGCAGGTCTTGCTAGAGCGGCAGCAGCAGGCGCTGGCGCAGCTGTGGCGAACAAAGCTATGAACGCAAGTAAGAAAATGGATCCTAAACAACATGTTGCTAAGAGTAAAAAGAATCCAGATATGTATTGTGTATTTGATAAAGATGGTAATGAAGTTAAATTATTCAAAGATAAAAAAGACGCTGAAGAATATGCAATTAAAAACCATGACAAGTTAATGGAAAACATGATATTAGAATTTACAGATGCTCAAATAAAGAGACTGAAAAAAGAATACGAACCACTACGAGGTAAAGAAACTGGAATGAATCCAGAAAAATTCAAAAGACTTCGTGTTATGATGAGTAGAATGACTAAAGATATGTTGTTGAAATTAGTTAAGGCAGATTTGCCTATAATTACATCAGCTGCGAAAGCAAGATTAGTTGTTCATCATGGAATGAAGTGGTCACAATTACCAGAAGAACTGGTAGCGTATATTGACTTAGAACAATTAGACGAAGCTAAATCTAAGTTTAAAAGTGTAGAACCAAAAGTAATTGATAGAGTTGAAAAAATGATGAAAGGTAGTAGAGACGAAAAGAACTCTATTGCTAATCTATTAAATTACTTAATGCCACCTGAAGTTGTTGATATGATTAGGTACAAACTAAAAATAACACAACCAAGAGGCAAAATTAAATTTTAAAGGGAGACTAAAATGTCAAAAGATAAAAACGGAATTGTGGGTTGGAACTCTAGTTACTTTGGTGAAGCAAAACCAGGGTCATTAGCAAAAACAATCGCAGATATAACAAACAAACAAAACGACTTAGTTGGTGGTAAACCAGAAGTCGCAGATAGTCAAGCAGCTATGGCTGCAAAAGCAAAAAAAGAATTAGCACAAGAGGGTAAATTACCACCTGCTCTTCAAAAAGCAATTGACGCCAAAAAAGCAAAAGAAGGCGACAAAGAGAAAAAAGAAGATGAAGACATGGCACAAAAAGAACCTAAGTCTAAAGACAAAGGTGCTATAAAAGTACATGGCGAAGATGTGAACAAAGAGATTGAAGCTGCTCAACAAGGTAAAATCAAATCACTAGTAGATACTATTATTGATATGTACAAAACTAATGAAGCGAGTATGGATAAAGTAAATCCAGTTGCAGTAAAGAAAAAGTTTGACGACAGAAAAGACAAAGACATTGATAACGATGGCGATGTTGATGATAGCGACAAATTTCTTCACAAAAGAAGAAAAGCAATATCTAAAGCAGTAAGTAAGTAATATGAAATACTCCGCATTTAAAGCGGAGACTTTAAACCTACACCTAGTTCAGGAACAGGACGGTCTCCCAACTATCTACTGTGACATGGACGGTGTACTTTGTGATTTTGTGGCAGGCATTGATAAGATGTTTACGCTTAAATCTAAAGATCCATCTATGCCTGGACCAATGCAAACCAATGGTTACTCAGATACAGACGATTGGTTAAAAGCGCCAATGAGTTCTACAAAATGGCAACCTATACATAACTACCCTATGTTTTGGCCTACACTACCGTGGATGAAAGACGGTCTAAAGTTATGGTCATACATAAGCAAGTTTAAACCACATATACTATCAGCATATACACCACACGATAAGAACAGTATTAAGGGTAAAAGACTGTGGATACAAAGGAATTTAAGACTTACTGACCAAAGTAGAATACACTTAGTCAGACGTAAAGAGAAGAAACTTTACGCTAATGGTAATGTATTAATTGATGATTATGGTAGAAATGTGAAAGAATGGAAAACAAACAAAGGTATCCCAGTTAAGCATAAATCAACTGCTGAAACGATTTCTAAGTTGAGAAAACTAGGATATGTATAAATAGTAACAGTTAACTAACAAAATTTAACTTATTAATAAGGAGAAAAAAATGGGACTATGGGGAGCAACAGACGCTGATGAAAGCAAACCTAAGAACCTAACCACGGCAGAGAAAAAAGAAGTATTTGCCAATACAAAAGGTTGGGTAAGGGAAGCAGGATCAAGTGCGTCAGGAAACGACAACACTAGTGCTGATGAGGAAGTTTTGGTCGCTATAGGCGGACTATCATCTTCTTTAGGCGCTGCTGACATAACAGAAATTGAATGGATTACAACAACAGCAGATAAGTCTGCTGGGTTTACACTTTCAGCAAGATTAAGATTTAATGAACCAGTAAACGTTGTTACTACGGGTGGAACACCTACTTTATCAGTAACTAACGGTAACCAAGGATCAGGTACAGGAAGAGGACCACATGCATTAGCATATGCTTCAGGAACTGGTACTAACGAATTGGTATTCTCATTAGCAATTGGTGCGGCTAACGCTGCTACAAATGCAGATGACGTATTATCTTTTGGTGCGAATCCATTAGCATTAAATTCTGGAACAATTAAAGATGTACAAGGTACTAACGCAACTATAACAAGTGCGGCTAGTATTGGTACAGCGGCTGGAACTGTTACAGTTGTAGCATAATAAATAAGATTATTACGAGGGTACTCAGTACCCTCATAATGATAGCAGTTAAGCATATGCGTACTGCTAGTAGCATTCCCCAAATACATAAGGGGTTTATATAAGGAGAAAAAAAAATGGCTGACAAAAAAATAACAGCACTTACAGACCTGGGTTCAGGTAACATAGCAAGTGCTGACTTACTTCATGTAATTGATGATCCATCAGGAACACCAATTAACAAAAAAATCTCAGTAGCAAGTTTATTCGCAAACGTTCCAACTGCTGTAGCAATCAATCCAGGTGCAAGTGCTAATGTAACAATTAACGCTAACGCAACTGATAGTGACTTTATCGTTTCAAATGATGACGAAGAAGCATTTAGAGTTGATGGTGCTAACAGAGAAGTTGTAATTAACGAAGCTTCAGGTCAAACAGATTTAAGAGCAGAGACAAACTCTTACTCTGCTGCTTTACTTGTTGACGCTTCTGCTGACCAAGTACAAATTAACGCAACTCCAGTTTTTGGATTAACACAATCAATATCAGGCGCAGGTGCTATTGATGTTGTATCTGCTATTACTGAAATAGTAACTACAGGTACTAACGCATACACATTTGCTGACGGTGTTGAGGGACAAATTAAGTTCCTAGTTATGAAAACTGACGGTGGTGTAGGTACTGTAACTCCATCTAACTTTGCAAGTGGTTCTACAATCGCTTTCAATGATGTAGGTGATACAGCATTCTTACTATTCACTAACGGTAACTGGCAACTAATTTCACACTTTGGTTGTACAATAGCGTAATAATTAATT